GAATAAACTTGCAATAAGCATAGACTTAAATATGGTCAAAATTATACTATTATTATTTATTATAAATGATTTTTGTGGTAATAATCCAAGTAAAATAGTATTAATTTGTGGTATAGATAATAGAACAAAAATCATAGCTACTATTAAAGGTTGTTTAAATTCATTAATTATTTTATCAAATATATTTGTATTATTTAATTGAGTTGGTTGCTCCATCATTTGACTTGGTTGACCCATCATTTGATTTGTTTGGTTCATCATTTGGTTTGGTTGACCCATCATTTGATTTGGTTGACCCATTTGATTATACATATTCATTTGAGCATTTGGATTCATTCCCATAGGATTCATATTCATATCCATGGGATTCATTTCCATATGAGTTGGTTCTATTGGATTTGTATCTATAGAATTTGGCTGTATTGCATTCATATCTATTGATGGTTGTTCTAAATTATCAGAAGTATCTGACATACCTGATTTAGATTCATTATTTTCAATCTCTTTTAAAATTTCTGATACTAAATTATTTTCATTATTATCCAAGTCTTCATTTTTTATAGGTGCTTGTTCATTAGATAATGTTCTTATTTGACTTAAAGGTGTACTCATTTGATATTTTATATAAATATTATTATTATTAAAAAAAAACGGAATTTTAGATAATAATATTACATATTTGTATCTAAAATTTTTAATTAACACTTTGTGTCTACTGATTTGAAACTATAACAACCTCGTCCATTATGTGACTGATATACTTTTTTTTCAACTTCTTTTATAGATGGACCTTTAATTATTATACAGTTTCTATTCTTACAAACTTTTCTAAATAATGTTGATAATCCAAAACCAATAATTATTGATATTATTACTTTCTCTGCATGAGTATCGAACATATATAATATATAAATATTTTATTTACATTGAACCTGTTTAATTGTATATTTATAGCAAGTATTATTGTCCTTATTATATACTTGGTCTAAATTATTTATTGTAGGATATTTAAATATAATTTTAGGTGTTGGTGTATATAAATAACAAATTAACATTCCTATACCAAAAGAAATTAAAAATACAGATGGTATTAGTTTTCCGAACATATAATATTTATAAATATTTTTATTCTATGTAATCCTCATCATACTCCGATTCTGATTCTGAATAATCTGATTCAAATTCTTCTATACAAAAATTTATATTAACATAGTTTACATCAACAAATCTATCTATAAAATTAAATAAATTCATTTTATAATTATCTATTAAATTTAATTTATTTTTTTTTTTTTTATAAATAATGTTTTTATGTTTATTATCTTTAAAAAGTGGTTCTTTTCTTAATTTATTAGGTTTAGGATTATTTAAATATCTTAGCCATGATGGTGTAAATTTATCAACCATAATATATATTTATACATAAATTAAAATTTAATTTTATACTTATAATGTATATTTTATATCTTTATCATAACTTTCGTCATCGTCTATATAATTAGTTTTACCTAAATCAATCATTTCTGGTACTTCTTCAATACCATCATATTCTAAATCATTTTCTAACGTCTCTATATCATCATCTAAATCTAAACTTTCTATTTCAAAAGTATCTATAGTCTCGTTTTCCTTTGTATCTTTAGTTTCTTCTAAATTATCTAAATTAATAGACTCCATATTATCATTATCACCTCCCAAATCAACTATTTCAATATCAGTATCTAAATTACCACCTTTAGCAGCTGATGTATTATCTTCATCTTTAGAATTAGTCACTTTACTATCGTCTTCTGGCATTATATCGGCTGCACCACCATCACCTTCATCTTCACCGTCAATTTCTGGGTCTTCAGCTAATGGACTTTCATCTCCAGTTTTGGTTAAACAATAACCCCATTGTTTCATTTTATTATTATCATCTACTTCAGTTGCACACCATTTACCAGTTTTCCCATCTACACATGTATTTTGTTCCTTTCCTTTTCCTCTTCCGATTCTAAATGGTATAATACATTTTCCTTTTTTTGTCTTTTTATTAAATTTACCTTTATTATTAATATTATCAGCTAATACAATCTTATGATTTAAAAATTCTAAAGTACTTTCAATATCATTTGGTTCAATTATAGGTTCATTATCACAATTAACATTTTGACTAATTTGTTGATTAGGAATTCTCGAAGTATCTTTAGATATACCTAACGCTTTACAAATATTACCAAATTCTTTAACCCAAAATTTTTCACCATCTCTATATTTATTTTTACGTATATTTTCTAATACAGATTCAGTTTTTTTAATATTAATATAAGGTTGTATAGTTAATTTTTTAGTACTATATAAAATACATATAGAATTTATAGGGAAAGTTTCGTCATCAACATCTCTAAAAGTTTCTAAAAATAATTCTTTATCTCTAAATCTATTAGGATACGAATTAATAAAATTATAAATAGAATCTTTAGTATTAAATGTTACGATATGTTTTTGTTTCTCATCTCTTATAACAGTTTTTGTTAACTTCTTACCTACTTTTGATATTTCTCTTAATTTTATTGGTAATTTTTTAACTTCAGGTATCTCTCCAATTCTTGGCATTATATTATTACGTTCTATTCTAGGTAGTTCTGTAATAACATAATCTATTATCTCTCTATCACTTAGTGTATTAATTTCTTCATTTATTCTTTTAATTTCTTGGTCATCTAAATATTCGGTTATGATTTGCCTCAAATCAGGTGATTTATCATTAATCTTAATATATATATTATTAAATTGTTCTCTTTTTTTGATTCTTATAGTTAATATCTCCTCATTAAGAGATTTTATTTTCTCATTATTAGTATTATTACTATTAACTTTATCAAAATAAGTTTCAAATATCTCCTTTTGATGATTTAATGTAGTAAATTGTTCTCTTAATAATATAAATTCATCATGTAAACTAGACCATAGTTTATTTTTACTAGATATATTTAATAATTTATCCTTCAGTTCACGTATTTTATCAATAATATTTTCTAAATTAGAATTAACATAATTAAAGACTTTATCTAAATATAAATATTTAGGTGGATGTATAGTTTCAATACATTTAGTATCTATACATTCTTTAATTAATTCACCTAGTTCACCTACTCTATAACTAAATTTAACTATGAATTTTTTTTTATATTGTTCATCGTAAAATTTATGTAAATTTTCTTTATAAGTTATATATTCAGCAGAATGTAAATTTTCGTTATATAATTCTGTTTGTTTATAAGAACCATTTTCTAATTTATCAAAATCTGTAGGCAAACTAATTTTTTTATTACCACCAATCATAAATATCTTTATTGGTATTAAATTTTCTAAATTTACATTTTGTGTATTATCAATTGGAACTAATAATTCATCAAGATTATTACTATCATTATTTATTAAACTATCATCTAATTCATTTAATTCATTATCATTAGATAAGATGTTATCAAGATTAAATTCTATATCATTATTGTCTTCATCCAATTCTTTGATTTTAAAATTATTTAATTTTTTACATTTTTGTTCTTGAGATGATGAATCTAATTTAATAATATTTAAGGGGGTTTGATTAGAATTGTTATTATTTCCTAATAATTGTATATCAATTTGATTAGAGTTCATGTTCTCTGTTGAGTTTAAATCAGAATTTACATTATTCAAATCTGTATTATCAGTATTTATTTTAATAACTTTTATTTCATTATTTTCTTTATTAGTATCTTGTAATTTAGTGTTATCTAGCATTGATGAGTTATCTGGAATATTAAAATCTAACTCATCAATTTCATTTTCTTTAATATCACTATTAGAATCACCTAAGTCATTGATTTTAATTTCTTTGATATCTTCATTGGATTCACCTAAATCTGCAATTTTAATTTTTTTAATATCTCTATTAGAATCTACTAAGTCATTAATTTTAATTTCTTTTATATCGCTATTAGAATCTAATAAGTCATTAATTTTAATTTCTTTTATATCGCTATTAGAATTACCTAAATCCGTAATTTTAATTTCTTTAATTTCTTCATTAGAATCGTCTAAAACATCAATATCTAAATCCTTAATCTTAAATTCATTATCTATTTTATTAAGTTTGTTGTCATTCTCTAAATTTAAATTATTCGAATCAATATCTAAATCAATGATTTCCATTATATTATTAAACATATAATATTTTTCTTAGTAAAAAATAAAATATATAATTAAATATCTAATAATATATTAATTATGGATAAACTCAATCATTTATTTGCAAAATGCAATACATTAAGTGATACATATTATCAAAAACATAAAGAATTATTAGGCTCGTTAACCAAATATAAAAGTATAGTCTCTTCTCAAAGAGCAGATGGTTCAAATAAAGATATAAACCAAATTAATCGTATAGATTCGTTAGTTACCAAAATTAATCAATATTTAATAAAACCAAATGATTTAACCCAAATGAAAAAAGAACAACAAAATATTATGAATGAATTTAGACAAATGGAAAATAAATATAAATTAAATGAATCGAGTACATGTACATCATCTAAACCTAATTCAATTTCTCATACAGCACCAATTCATCAAACTAATCCAAATTCTCATACAGCCCCAATTCATCAAACTAATCCAATTATTAATCCAAATATTAGTACTAATATTAATCCTAATATCAATCCAAATATTAACCCCATGTATCACACAAATGAAACATACGAAAATGATAAACAAGTTATTCATAAGCATATTACACATATATCCCCTATACAAAGAGTTGAAATGAAAGATTGTTGTAACAATTCTTCAAAAAAAAATCCTAAAATAACTGAAATAGATGAAATTGTTGATACTAGTAGTAGTACGGAAGGCAATACTAATGCAGAAAATGAAACTAATCAAGGGGATGATAATTTAACAATTAATAAAAATATATATAGTTCAGTAATCCCTAAAAGTATCCCTATAATTACTAATAAAGAAACAACTATAATAAAATCTAAAGTAGATAGAGATAGGTCTAGCAAGACTCATAGGGATAGAAGTGGTAAAACCGATAGAGTTAAAAAGGATGTATCTGATAAGGGTCGAAGTGGTAAAACCGATAGAGTTAAAAATGATGTATCTGATAGGGGTAGAAGTGGTAAAACCGATAGAGTTAAAAAGGATGTATCTGATAAGGGTCGAAGTGGTAAAACTGATAGAGTTAAAAATGATGTATCTGATAGGGGTATAAGTGGTAAAACCGAACGTGATAAAAGAGATGTATCTGATAGGGGTAGAAGTGGTAAAACCGAACGTGATAAAAGAGATGTATCTGATAGGGGTAGAAGTGGTAAAACCGATAGAGTTAAAAAGGATGTATCTGATAAGGGTAGAAGTGGTAAAACTGAACGTGATAAAAGAGATGTATCTGATAAGGGTAGAAGTGGTAAAACTGAACGTGATAAAAGAGATGTATCTGATAAGGGTCGAAGTGATAAAACCGATAGAGTTAAAAAGGATGTATCTGATAAGGGCCGAAGTGATAAAACCGATAGAGTTAAAAAGGATGTATCTGATAAGGGCCGAAGTGGTAAATCCTATAGAGTTAAATCCGATACGAGTCGAAGTGATAAAACCGAAAGAGATAAAAAAGATGCATCTGATATGGGTCGAAGTGATAAAACCAAAAGAGATAAAAAGGATATATCCGATAGCGATATAAGTGATAAAAATAGGGGATTGGTACGTATAAAGTCAAAAACTAGAATTAAAAAAAGGAGTAAGACTAATAAAAAAAAAACTAAAGTGAGTATACATAAATATAAG